GGCGATAGCATCATGACCAACAACGGCGGCGCACTGTATAACGCCGCTTCTGGTCGCTGCGGCGCTTATCTGAACAGCATCGCCGGCACGACGGCGCAAACATACGCACCTGATTTCTCCAGGCAAGTCGGAGCCGCAAAGCTTCTTGGCTGCACAGACGTCCTGGTTAACTTCGGCACGAACGACCTGGCCGGTGGCCGCACAGTCGTCCAACTCACCGGCGATTTCGTTCTCATGCGGGATGCAGTGCGCGCACAGAGCATGAAATGGAACCAGTGCACCATCCTGCCGCGCACGACTGGCATATCCCCCGTATCTGCCACCCTCACGTCTTCCGGCAACTCGATAACGGCGACAGTCGCGGACGCGTCGAAATTCAAGGTAGGCCGTCCTTATTCGATCACCGGCGCAACGCAGACGGAATACAACAATTCGAAGATATGCACAGGACGCGATCTCGGAGCGAATACCGTCACTTTCCACTTCCAAGGTGCCGGCGTCACCCCGGCGACTGGCACGATCACGATAGGACCGTTCAAGGCTACGGCCGAAACAGAATGGATGTCGCCGCTGTGGCCTGGGGCTGGTGGCGTCAGAGGTCTGACAAACGCATGGATCAGAGACCCGTCCAACACCGACGGCTTCATTGACTGGGGCGATGCCTGCGAGCCTACGCGCGATAGCTGCATGTGGCTGACATATAACGAAGACCCGACACTCCTTCCCGATGTGCAGGAAATTACCGTAAGCTCGGTCATCAGCACGTCGCGCTTCAATTCGAACTACACACGCGGATCCAGCACGATACCGAACGGCTTCGTCACTCCGAAGACTGGCGCCAACATCGGCATCACCAAGAACGGCAACGGCAATACCAACGGCGATATCACAGTGTCGTCGGCATGGACGAACACCCAGGTCGTGGGCGACGTCTACTATGCGGTCCCTGGCGTCGGCTACATGTCGGACGACCATCTGCATCCGCGTGCTTCGTCTGGCAACAAGGGCGGCCAGGTCCATCTCGACAACCCGACCGCGACATGGATCGACGCCAAAGCGGCTTAACGAAACCAACCAAGGGAAACGTTCATGGCCTACAGCCCCAACGATCCAGGCTTGCTCTTCAACTTCACGCCTAATGACAATGCCGATCTTCCATACGAGACCCGCGGCCTCATCGTCGGCGTTGCTGGAAACGTCAAAGTAACCGGAGCCGATGGCGTGGTTGATACGTATGCCCTCCCAGTTGGCCAGATATCATGCCGAGTGCGCCGCGTATGGGCTACAGGCACGACAGCAACGGGGCTGGTTGGGCAAAGGTAATGTGGCCGTTCAAGCGCAAGGCCGTTGTTTATCCTTTCCGCCCGTTCATTCAGGCGCTTATTGAGAAGGACGAGAAGCTCTTCACCGAGCTAGGCCATCTTTCCCCGTCTTTGTTTTGGCGCGAGTGGAAGAAGGTTCACCCAGAAGACTTCCCGCACGGTGGCCGGTCTCTGCCGCACGAAGTCTCAATAGTGCCTCGGCGTTAGAAAAATCATATCGCGAAATGCCAACCTCTCACCGGCCAGTAGAAATAATATTCCAAAGGTGACGCGATGAGCGACCCTAAACTAGGCAAAAATACAGGGAATGCCGGGAAGGGCAGGCCAAAGGGCTCACCAAACAAACACACAGCCCTCCTCAAGGACGCCATTCTCAAGGCTGCAGAGTTGGCCGGCGGCTCTGAAGGAATGATTGGCTATCTTCACGATCAGGCCATGGCAAACCCCGGTCCGTTCATGGCGCTTCTCGGAAAGGTTCTCCCGATGCAGATTGCCGGCGATCCTGACAGCCCGCTTAACGTCATCACCCGCATTGAACTCGTAGCCCCTGATGACAACGGCTAAGATCGAGCTTCCCCCGAAGCTCATCCCGATATTCTCCGGTCAGGCAGACGTAAGAGGAGCAAAGGGCGGCCGCGGTTCAGGCAAGACCCGATCCTTCGCAAAGATGACTGCCGTCCGCGGTTATATGTGGAGCAAGGCAGGCCGGGAGGGAATTATTCTCTGCGGTCGCCAGTTCATGAACTCTCTGGACGATTCCTCGCTTGAGGAAATCAAGGCGGCCATTCGTTCAGAGCCATGGCTTGAAGCCCATTACGAGATTGGCGAGAAGTACGTCCGCACCAAGGACGGGCGGATATCGTACAAGTTCACCGGCCTTGATCGGAACGTTGACAGCGTCAAGTCCAAGTCCCGCATTCTGCTGTGCTGGGTGGATGAAGCGGAGCCTGTCACAGAAGACGCCTGGATGAAGCTCATTCCGACGCTTCGTGAGGAAGATAGCGAACTGTGGCTGACATGGAACCCGGAGCGCAAGAAGAGCGCAACCAACCTGCGCTTTGGCAATCCGACAGATCCGCGCACGAAGATAACGGAGATCAACTGGCGGGATAACCCTTGGTTTCCGAAGATCCTCGATCGCGTTCGTCTCCGTGACTTCACCGACAGGCCCGATCAATACGGCCATGTCTGGGAAGGCGAGTTCAGGACCGTTGTCGAAGGTGCCTATTATGCGCAGGCCATCACGGTTGCACGAACGGAAAACCGGATCACGCGCCTTGCTGCCGATCCACTGATGACCATTCGCCTGATCTGCGACATCGGCGGCACAGGCAAGAAGTCCGACGCCTTCGCAATCTGGGCCGCTCAGTTCGTCGGCCGTGAGATCCGGTGGCTGGATTATTACGAAGCAGTTGGGCAGCCGATCGGCCATCACCTTCACTGGATGCGTGAGAACAAATACACGCCGGGAAATTCCCGCATCATCCTGCCGCATGACGGCGACAACAACGACAGGGTTTATGACGTGTCATATCGCAGCGCCTTCGAGGAGGCTGGATATGACGTTGACGTTATCCCGAACCAGGGAACGGGCGCTGCCAAGCTTCGCATCGAGGCGGCACGTCGGCTATTCCCTCGTATGTGGTTTGATCAGGAAAAATGCACGGCCGGCATCGAAGCAATCGGATGGTATCACGAAAAACGCGATGAAGAGCGCGGCGTCGGCCTTGGCCCGGAACATGATTGGTCAAGCCATGGCGCCGATGCCTTTGGCTTAGGGGCAATCGCCTATGAAGAGCCGCGCGTTCGACCGCAGGAAAGCCGCTACAGCTCGCGTTCGCGCTCTAGCACCTCATGGATGGCTGGCTAATGTCTGATGTTTCTATCGTCCGCTGCAAAGAGTGCAAGCATTGGGATGCGACCGAGGCCGATAAGCCTATGGACACACCGAGTGATTGGCATACCTGCAAACGCGTCCGCGCCACGTTTCTTATGGGCGAGAACGATCTGATGGCCCTTTACGAAGGGTTTGATGATGGCTCAGACCTCTACACCGCGTCTGAGTTTTTCTGTGCACATGGGGAAGCCGGATGAGCGTTGATTACACAGACGACACGTCATCCCGCCCAGAGCATGACGACCTGACGCGCACGCTGATTGCCTGGTATCGCGAGGATATTCCGCACGTCCTGAAATGGCGCAAGGAAGCCCGCGAGGACTTTGACTACTATTCCGGCGATCAGTGGAGCCAGCAGGACAAGAACGCTCTCAGAGAGCAGGGGCGTCCTGATATGACGTTCAACCGCATTGCGCCTCTGGTCAATGCCGTGACGGGCTCGGAGATCAACAACCGCCGTGAGGTGCGCTATATACCGCGCGAGGTGGGAGACGCCCAAGCGAACGAGGTGCTGACATCGGCCGGCGAATGGTTCCGCGATCAGGCAAACGCCGAGGACGAGGAATCCGACGCCTTCCATGATACCGTGGTTGCCGGCATGGGCTGGACCGACACGCGGCTTGATTTCGAGATCGAGCAGGACGGCGCGCCGGTCATCTCGCGCATGGATTCGCTGAAGATGGTCTGGGATTCGGCGGCCAAGAAGCCGAACCTCGAAGACGCACAGCGCGTGTTCTATGTGGACGAGAAGCCTTATTCCGAAGCACAGGAGATGTTTCCGAACATCCCGAAGGAATTGCTGCACGCTGGCTGGGTGTCATCAGATGCAAAGCCAGGCGAGCCGCACGATCAGACGGCCGCGGACCTCTACCTCGGCACGCAGAACAACTACGACGAAGGCGAAGCGCGCAAGACTTGCACCATCGTGGAATGCCGCTGGTTCGAGCGCGTCCCTTATTACCGAGGCCCCGACATTCGCACTGGCGAGATGCGCGAATATGACGAACGCCAGGTCAAGCTGATCCAGGCCAATATTCCCGGCTTCAAGGCAGTTCGTCAGTATAAGAAGATCGTCAAGCGTGCCTTCATCGGTTCGCGTGTCCTTGCGGCCCCTGATAGCCCGCCCGTTCCAGACGGGATGCTCGGCTGGGAATGCATCACCGGCTTTCAGGACAAGACGAAGAACCAGTTTTACGGCGTCGTGCGGCCGACCAAGGACCCGCAGCGCTGGACGAACAAGTTCTTCTCTCAGGTCATGTATCTGCTGAACAGCCAAGCCAAGGGCGGCATCATTGCCGAGCGCGGCGCATTTGATGACGATAGCCAGGCAGAAACAAGCTGGGCGAAGTCTGACGCCATCACATGGGCGGCCAAGGGCTCGCTGAGCGGCCAGAGCGCGAAGATCCAGCCGAAGCCTGTTGCGCAGTTCAATAGCGGCTTCTGGGCTCTGTTCAACGAGAGCAAGGAAGCCATCACTCAGGTCACCGGTATTTCGCCGGAGTTCATCGGCACGCGTGAGGTCGATCAGGCCGGTGTTCTCGAATACCAACGCCGGCAGTCGTCTCTCAATCTCTTGGCCCCGATCTTCAACAGCCTGCGCCGCTATCGCAAGCGCCAGGGCAAGATCATGCTCTTCCTCATCCAGAACTATCTGGCAGATGGGCGTTTGATCCGCATCGTAGGTGACGGCAAGGCAGAATACGTTCCTCTCATGAAAGAGGAGATCGCCAACAGCGAATACGACATCATTGTTGACGATGCGCCGACCAGCCCGAACGAGAAGGAGCGCACGTGGCAGATTCTGCAGGGCATGCTACCGCTTCTCAAGGACTACATGACTCCGGATATGGCGCTTGAGGTGCTGAAATACTCGCCGCTGCCGGCATCGATGGTCGATGCAGTGCAGAAGAAGGCACGCGAGCAGGCCGATCAGCCGCAGCCACCGAGCCCTGACGAGATCAAGGCGAAATCTATGGAGCGCAAGGCTGAGCTAGACGCTCAGGGCCAGGTCCTCGATCTTCAGGCCAAGCAGCAGAGCAACGAGATTGACGCCGAAAGCAAGGCGATTGACCTCTATTTCAAGCAGCAGCAGGCCGAGCTTGACGCACAGACTGCGGTTGTGAAGGCACAGGTCGAGATGGGGCGCCTTGCGGTCAAGGAGCGTCAGAACGCCATTTCCGCCCAGCGCGCCAACAACGATCGGGCGCGTTCGGCTCAGTAATCCCGGCACTCAGCCGGTTTCGTCCGCATGAACGTATCATGCTGTCGCAAGCCAGAGCGGATCTGGCTGTCGTTCGCCCACGTGACGGGCAAGGAGAAATGCAATGAACATGGAAGCGGTGGCAAAGCACGCCGAAAGCATTGGCGTATCCATCCAACTGGAGGAAATCCCCTCCGAGGACATCCTGAGGGCAACGCTCGCCCTCCCGAATGACATTCTGCGCTATCGTACTTTCAAGCGCACGGACAACGAGAAGGTCATCAAGGACTGGATCGACGCCGACGCCAAGAAGTTCTGGGGCGGCAAGCCCTCCAAGAAAGACCACATGGAAAGCACGATCATCCCCGTTGACAGCGGCGAGATCGACAAGCCCGGCGCGAAGAAGGAAGGCCCGGCCAACGAGTCAGCCCCGAAGGCTGGCACAAAGTCGGAGGCCAAATGATGGACAATCAGGCCAACGAATTCACGGCAGAAGAAAAGGCATTCTTCGACGGTCGCGGTGAGGTCGAATTCACCGAGACGCCAGCAGCGGCACCGACCCCGGTCGAAACGCCAACGCCGGCCGCCGCAGTCCAGCCGGAAACGCCCGTTGAAGGCGATGTTCTTCAGGCTCGCGACGAAAAGGGCAAGTTCATCCCGCATTCGGTGTTCCATGCCGAACGCGAGGAGCACAAGAAGACGCGCCAGGAGCTCGAAGAGGTTCGCCGGCAGCAGGCGATCCTCAACGACCGCTGGAACACGCTTCTTCAGGCCAAGCCGCAGCAGGAAGCGCAGGCAGAAACCCCGCCAGACCCGAACGAGGACTTGTTCGGCTTCATCAAATGGCAGGGCGACCAAGTCGCGGCCCTGAAGGCGCAGACCGAAGAGCAGCGCAAGGCCGACCAGCAGGCCCGCGAGTGGGCCGATCAGGAACAGCAGATATCGACGTTCTGGCAGTCGTCGGTGCAGGAATACGCATCGAAGACGCCGGAATTCACCGACGCTGCCACGTGGCTTTCTGAATATCGTCACAAGCAGCTCGAAGCCCTCGCGGCGATTGATCCGCAGATGGCCAATCCGGCCGCGCGCAACGCTCAGATTGATCTTGAAACCAAGCAGATCATCAACATGGCCAAGCAGCGCGGCCAGAACCCGGCCGAACTGATCCATCAGCTTGCCAAGGGCTGGGGCTTCCAGCCGAAAGCACCGGCCCCGGCGACACCCGTTCAGACGAACGACAAGCTCGATCAGCTGGAAACCGCTCTCAAGGCATCTCAGACGCTCACAGCCAGCAATGGCAAGGGTGCCACCGAGCCGATGTCAGTTCAGGCGCTCATCGAAATGCCGGAGCGCGAGTTCTCGGTATGGCTGTCGAAACCGGAGAACGCCAAGCTCTACAAGCAGTTGATGGGGGGATGATATGTTTGGGAATCCTAACATCAACTTATCTTCTGAAGAAGCCAGGCATGCCTCATTCGATATGAGGATGCTTGCTCACTTTAAGGAGCAAATGGTTATAGCGGCAATCAGCCGAGACGGCGCGTCTGTTAACCTTGATGTTCTTTTCGATAAAATCGATCGGGTAATCACGAGGATACACGGTGGGGAGGATCGTTGATGTTCAGTTTGCCAAAACAACCCCCTGTCTCCCCTGAAATTGACTACAGAGCGTTCAGAGAGCGTATGCGAACCGAGGCACAAGCCGCTGAAGAGCGCATCCGATGCACCCCGGCCATTCATGAATTTGCACGCGAGATGTTCCTTGCGGCGGCCGTCGCGGAGGGCTCAAAATTGGACGCAGACGCACTCATTTTGAAGATCGATCGTCTCTCCAAGATCATCTTCTAAATATCGCAATGACCGCTGACGGCCGGTTGCCGTCTGTCGCCCCGGCTGGGCGTTAAACGAGCCCCGATGATGGCCGGTTAGCCTCTGTCGCCTGCTTCGAAGCGAAATTCGACGCGCAAACCCCGAAACAATCCAACATCATAGGATTACCCAATGGCTACGACATCGTATCCAGTGAATGACGCATTGGCCGTCAAGCTCTGGTCGAAGAAGCTGGCGGTCGAGGTGAGCAAGGCAACGGAAATCGCGCCTCTCATCGGCACCGGCTCCAACTCCATCATCCAGCTCAAGGATGAAACACAGAAAGGCAAGGGCGACAAGGTAACTTTCGGCCTTCGCATGCAGCTCACCGGCGACGGTGTATCGGAAGGCAAGGTTCTTGAAGGCAACGAAGAAGCGCTGACGACCTACGCCGACTCCATCGTCATCAACGAGCTTGCGCACGCGGTTCGTGCCCGCAACGGTCAGACGATCGATGCGCAGCGCGTTCCCTTCGACATCCGCGACGAAGCCAACTCTGCCCTGATCGACTGGTATGCAGACCGTCTTTCAATGATGGCCTTCATCCACATGGGCGGCTTCACGGCTCCGACGATCGACTTCGAAGGCCGCACGGTCACGCTTAAGGACGTTCACTACGGCTTTAACGCTCCGACCGCTCCGACCTCCGGCCGTATCGTTCGTGCCGGCGCCGTGGCAAACGACGAGTCCCTTGGCAGCGGCAACAAGTTCACTCTTGAGCTGATCGACTATGCTGCTGAAAAGGCGAAGCTTGCAAACCCGAAGATCCGCCCTGTGCGCGTCGATGGGCAGAACAAGTACGTCATGTACCTGCACCCTGCACAGGTCACCGACCTTCGCACGAACACGTCCACCGGCCAGTGGCTGGACATCACCAAGGCCGTGTATATGGGCTCCAAGCAGTCGAACCCGATCTATGACGGATCGCTGGGCGAATACAACAACGTCATCCTGCGTGAAGCAGAGCACGTTGTTCCCGGCGTGAACTCTTCGACCGGCGCGCAGATCACCACGGTTCGCCGTGCTGTGCTCCTCGGCGCTCAGTCACTCGTCGCCGCCTTCGGCATGAACCGCGAACCGACCAAGTTCAAGACGGTCGAAGAGCTGTTCGATTATCAACGCGAATTCGGCGTCTCGGCGCAGACGATCCTCGGCATGAAGAAAACCGTCTTCAACGGCGCAGACTTCGGCACGATTGTCGTCTCCACCTACGCTGCAACCCACTAAGGAGGGCTAGACAATGGCAACTGGCACTCAGGGCACTTCGGCAGTCTACTACGCCACCCAGACCGTTCATTACCTGCGCAAGAACTTCACTTACGCGGACAATGGCAAGGTTCTGGACGTGGGAACGCTGCCGGCCGGCGCACAGATGCTCAATACGATCTCCGGCGTGTTCGTCACCACCGTTTTCAACGCTGGCACGGGCAACGTTCTGGATATCGGCACGAGCGCTGACGACGACCTTTATGCAACCGACCTGGCGCTTGGTACCAAGGCTTTCGTCGCTCTTGACGAAACCGCGGCCACCGGCCTGGTCAACACCTGGTACGTCTCCACCGATACCAAGATCACGGCAACCCCGGCTCTCTCCGGTACTGCCGCGACGACTGGCGCCGGCGTCATCGTTATCGCCTTCCTCGCGAACAACGCTGGCTGACGTGACCTACGAAGCAACAGATTGGTCGCTCATGGATTTTGAGCGGCCATCTCCCAAGGGAGAGGTGGAGACGCCTCTCCCGAAAGGGACGTGCCCGAAGTGCAAGAAGCACATCGGCAAAGGCTACTTCAAACACGTGAAGGCCTGCGATGGACATCCTGAAAAAGCTGGCTGACCTCGGTTTTGCGGCAGAATCCGTGAACAAGGGAAAGCGCGGCGAAAGCTTCCGCATCATAACCGCGAACGGGTGGACGTATGAGCGCTTCGCAGATGAGGCCGCCGTCGAACTGTGGGCGACGAAGCACAAGCCGGAGGGCAAATAATGCCGACGCTTGCAGACCTGATTGCGGATATCGCGGATAATATTGACGACACGACCGGCGAGTACGAGAGCCAGACCCGTTCTGCAATCCTCGCCGCGATCCGCTATTGCGAGCGGTACACCTTCTATTTCAACGAGACGCGCGATGTCACGTTCCCGACCGTCAATGGGCAGGAATGGTACACGTCGGCAGATAATGCCAATATCCCGACGATGGTTCACATCCAGGCGGCCTTCAGCGCGGATTCTGTCGGGAGGCGCGTCGAGCTTCGCCGCAGCATGCCGGCAGATCTTGAACTGCTCTCGGATAACTCCGCCTCTCGGGGTGAACCTTACACCTATACCTATTTCAACCAGAAAATCAGGCTTTACCCGATCCCCGGGACGACGGTCTACACGATCCGCCTGCAGCTTGGCCCGTATCGTCTGGCAACACTTATCAATGACTCTGACACCAACGCATGGCTTTCCGAAGCCTACGACCTGATCAAGTCGCGCGCAAAGTACATCCTGCAGAAGGACACGCTGAAGGACGCTGCCTTGGCTTCCGAGGCGCTGAACGACTACAACGACCAGCAGGAGGCGCTGAAGGGTGAAACATCGAGCCGCAACGGTCGCGGCCGCATCGTGGCGACGTGCTTCTGATGACGATGATCCCCGCTGCCAAATACAGGCCGGATGTCAGCCCGTATCAGTCGAATTATTCCGATGAGATCCAGAACGTGCTGCTTGGCGATGGCTCCTATCTGCCGGCGCCTTCGCTGTCTGATCTGACGGCGGCGCTGGCAACGAAGCCTTACGACGCGATCACGGTCGTTGCCTCCGATGGATCGGTGAACATCTTCGCCGGCACGGCCACGAAGCTCTGGAAGCTCAACAATACGACACTGGCCTGGGCGGATGTCTCTGGCGCTGCTTATACCGCCAATGACGACGCGCCTTGGTGCTTCGGGGCGTTCGGCAACTTCGTGATTGCCGTCAACCGCACGAACGACCCGCAGGTTTATGAGATCGGCGTCGATGTCGTCTTCAGGAACCTGGGCGGTTCTCCTCCGAGAGCAGGCATCGTCAAGGTCTGGGGCGATTTCGTCGCGCTGATGGATCTGACGGCCAATCCGGGCCGCGTGCATTGGTCGGGCCTGAATAACGCCGAATTCTGGACGCCAGGATCGCAGAACAGCGATTACCAGGAATTTCCAGAGGGCGGCATCGTGCAAGGCTCGTCCGAGGCGACGAACCCGATCATTTTGCTGCAAAGGGCGATTTACAGAGCGACATTCGTGCCGGGCTCGCTGGAAATATTCACCTTCCAGAAGATCCACGACAAGCGCGGCGCAAGCTCGCAAGCCTCGATTGCCAGCCGCGGAGCCTTCATCTTCTATTGCGACCAGGGTGGTTTCTTCCAGATCAGCCCGGATGGGCAGATTTCCCCGATCGGCTTTGAAAAGCTTGACCGGACGGTGTTCACGCGGCTCTCTGCAACGTCGATTTCACGCATTCGCGGGGCGATCGATCCGTTCTATTCGCGGGTGTATTTCGCGCTGGATTTCACCGATTCCGGTATCTACGACACGATCGCTGTCTATGACTGGAACATTCAGGAATGGACGACGCTCTCGATCAGTTGCTACCTGATATTCCCGCTCGCCACGCTCGGATACACGCTGGAATCTCTCGATAGCGTTTCGGCCTCTCTCGATGCGCTGCCGTTCTCGCTCGATGCCAAGATATGGCAGGGCGGCGCACCGATCCTCGGGGCGTTCGGATCGAACCTGAAGCTTGGATCGTTCAGCGGCTCAAACCTTGAGGCCTCCATCATTACCGAAGAGTTCGGAGACGCGGCAGGACAGGTGCAGCGCACGACGCGCGTCTATCCGGTTGTGGACACGATCAACGTCTATGTATCGATCGGCCAGCGCTTCCGTCGCTCGGACGGCTTCACATGGCTTGCCGAGCAGGTTCCATCGACAAATACCGGGCAGGTGAGGAAGAACAGCCGCGCCCGCTTTCATCGCTTCAAGGTCCGCATTCCGGCCGGCACGATCTGGACGCACATGCAGGGAATTGACACATCATTCGCGCCAGCGGGGTTCAGATGACGCAAAGACTCGTCCTTACGGCGGATTGGACGCTCGATCAACTTCTTCCGTACAGCCCGCAAATAACGGCATCGATGCGCAAGCTGCGCGAGAAGTTTCCGGAAGATGGAACCATGGAGAGCATGGCGGCCGATATGCTGTCTGGCTCTATCCAGTTGTGGATCATGTTCGACGGCGAGGAATTCAAGGGCATCGTGCTCACCACGATCAAAGTTGTCGAGGTGACAGGCTTCCGCGCCGTCCTGGTCGTCGGCTTGGCTGGTGATGACGGCGTTGAACTCTCGCCACACATTGCGGCAATCGAAGACTGGGGCCGGGAGCAGGGCTTGGACTCGTGCCAGCCTGTCGGACGCATGGGATGGAAGAAGCCGCTCGAAAAGCTCGGCTATGAGATTGATCGTGTGATTTACAGGAAGGCTTTATAATGGGCGGCCAGCAATCCAAGACCACGACCGAGAACAAGCCGCCGAAATGGGCCAAGCCGCTCTTTGAGAAGTCGGCAACCGAAGCCACGTCGATCTATGATTCCGGCAAGGGCGGCAACGTCTACCAGGGCGACACGACCGCAGGGCTCGGCACGACGACACAGAGCGGGATTTCCGGGCTTTCGAGCGCTGTCAAGGGCCTCCCGTCCCAATCCTCGTCGGGAACGAACCTGCTCGACATGGCATCGGGCAAGTATCTGAAGGAAGGCAACCCGTATTTCAACGATGCGCTTTCCGGCCAGCTCAGTCAGACGGCCGATCAGGTGCAGAGCCAGTTTTCCGGTTCGGGGCGCTATGGCTCCGGTGCCAATACCAACGTCCTGACGCAGCAGCTCGGCAACATCCGGGCCAATGCTCTGTCCGACCAGTTCAACCGCGACAGCCAGAACATGCTGACGGCGAACAGCTCGATCGATGCGGCCAATTCTAACCTGTTCCAAAACAAGCTGACCGGCAACCAGTCGGTCATCAATGCCGGCAAGCTTCAGGATGCGGCAAAACAAGCGGATCTCGATGCAGCACTGTCGAAATTCCAGGCCGAAGACAACAAGGACTGGACGCGTCTCGGGCTGCTTCAAGCGGCTGCGGCCGGTTCTGCCGGCAATTACGGGACAGGGATCACGACGCAGAAGCAGAGCACCAACCCGCTGAGCATCCTGGGCGGCGTCGGATCTCTCGCGACCAAGGGAGGCTCATAATGGCCTTTGACATCCGCAAACTCTTCGGCCTTGGCGCGCAAAACCTGCTGCTGCAGCCGGCGCAGAGCGCAAACGGCGTACAGAACATGCTGATGACGCAGCCTGGTCCGACGCCAGCGCCCGTTGCGCCTTCCCAGGCGATGCCAGCCATCGATCCGCAGACGACAGCAGCCGTTGCCGGTCCTGCGCCTGTTGCGCCTCAGAACCCGGTTCAGGTGGCGCAAGCCGCACCACCAAGCCAAGGCTTCGGCTTTGGCATAGATGCCGACCGAAAGGCCATGCTCAACGATTTCTTCCTTGGTCTTGCCATGGGGCAGTCACCTGAGCAGAGCCTTGCTCTCGGGGCGGCGCAGGCTTCCAAGGGGAAGGGCGAGCGCCGCAGCACAAACCAAACGGTTGATTGGCTGAAGAAGCGCGGTCTGGCCGAGGACGAGGCCAAGATGCTGGCGTCCAGCCCGAGCGCGCTCGGTGAATACGTTCAGCAGATATACAAGCCGAAGAAGGACGATAGCCTCATCAACGCGGGCGGTTCTCTCTACAACAGGGAGACTGGCGAATGGATCACCCCGCCAGCCGGCGCGTCAAGACCGACCGAATACGGCCTCAATCTCGTCTATGGCAAGGACAAGACCGGAAAGACGGTTGCCTACCAGTTAAGCAAGGACGGAACCTATAAGCCGTTTGAGCCTCCGCAGGGCATAGAACTTACCCCCGGTATAGTGAGCAATGATCTCGGGACGAACGTTATCACCCGCAACAAGGCGACGGGTGAAATCATCGATACCCAGAAAAAAGACGTTGCGGGGCAAGCGGCTGAAGAAAAGTTCGGAACGTCAGTTGGGGAAGCGCAAGCGGCTATCCCGGCTGCTGAAATGACCGCAAACATGGTTGGGAAGCAGATCCAAGAACTTAAGGATGATCCATACCTTGATAGAATGGTTGGCTCTTTTGACTCTCGCCTACCGAACATCAGTTCTGATGCAGCGCGCGTTCAGGGCCGCATGAACCAGCTTCAGGGCGGCGCGTTCCTCCAGGCGCGCCAGATGCTCAAGGGCGGCGGCGCAATCACCGATTACGAAGGCGTAAAGGCGGAAGACGCCTATGCTCGCCTGCAGGTCGCGCAGAACGAAACCGACTATCGCAAGGCCCTAGACGACTTCAACGAAGCCGTGCAGATCGGCCTTCGCAAGCTCCAACGCCAAGCAGGCCAGGTCTCTACGACAGCCGCGGCGCCTGCACAATCTGCTTCGGGTGGGCCTGTTCGGCGCTACAACCCCGAAACGGGGAGGATTGAATAAATGCCGATCCGCATCCAAGCGCCTGACGGCTCGACGGTCGAGTTTCCAGACAATACGCCGGATGACGTTATGGCCAACGCCATGCGCCAAACATTTGGAGGGCCGCAAGCACCTTCTGCGCCGCAATCTGAGGCCCGTGGAGGAGTGACGGGAGCCCTTGAGGCCTTCGGGCGCAGCACAGCTAATACTGCCGGCCTCGGCTTCATGGACGAAATCGGCGCGGCTGTTGATTCCGCAGGCAGCAAGATATTCCCATGGCGCACCCCAAAGACCTACGAAGAGGCGCTGAAAGAAGGTCGTGCCGATGACGCCCGCATTGCAGAACAGCACCCCGTAGCAAACGCCCTTGGCGTCGGCGCGGGTGCTGTCGGCCTCGGCTCCGGCGTCGTTCGCGCTGGCCTTTCTCCGACGATGGCCGTCTCGCAGCGTGGGGGTGGACTCCTTGCAACGTCTGGCGCTTCTGCGGCTGAAGGCGCTGCTCTTGGCGCTGCGCAGGGCTTTGGGCAGGGGGAAGGCGTCGATGACCGCATTTCCCAGGCGGGTTTGGGCCTTGGCGCTGGCGCAGTAGTCGGCGCTGCACTTCCTGGCATCGTCTCTGGAGCAACAAACGCTGTCCGTCGCGTCGTCACGCCGAACACCATCGCTCCGGAGCGTCAGGCGCTAACGGATGCCCTTGCTCGTGAGGGAATTGACGTAAGCGCAGGACAGGCGACCGGCAATAACGGTCTTCGTTATGCCGAGTCAGAAATCGGTGGGCAAGCCGCTGAAGACCTGATGACGCGCCAAGGGGAGC